TGCGAACATGTTTATCTCCTAAGACGATTAATAAAACAGGCCTCACTATTGAGCGCCTGTCCTATTATATAGTATTCTGTTGTGCGTTGCAACATATTTTTACTAGATTACCGAGTCTAATTCTGACTATCTTCAAATTGCATTTTGGCAAGGATATAATCTTTAACCAATGATGAACGAACAATATCATCAGCGGTAAACTCAATGCGAGTAAATGCTTTCATATGATAGGAAATGTCAAAGAATTTTAAAATGCCTGATACATCATTCTTTTTCTTATTCAGGTCGGTTTGTCTGTAGTCACCACACCATATAATCTTTGAACGATAGCCGACCCGTGTCATAACTGTATCAATTTCTTCAAAGGTCATATTCTGCATTTCATCCACAATAATGATTGCATCATCAAATGACATACCACGAATGAATGAGGTTGATATAAATTCAATATAATGCTGTTCTTCTAATCTATCCCATGCATCACGGCGGCCGAATAGTGTCTCGCAAATTTGTCTGTATGGTTGCTGATAGATTTCCATTTTCTCATTTACATCACCAGGCAGGTGACCAATCTCACGGCTCTGTACCGCTGACCGAACGACAATGATTTTATCAAATGGATTTGATTTGTCTAGTACTTCTTCTATCGCCTTGTATAATGCACAAAATGTTTTACCTGTGCCTGCAACACCATGTAGTGCTACAAAGTAATCACCTCGTTTGTATGCATCAAAGAATAGTTTTTGATTGTCTGTTAATGGTTCAAAAGTTTTTAGGTCATCTATCTTTATCTTTAATGAATTTGTTGGTTTTGGAGAATTAACCTTGGCGGTTTCAATGAATGTGTTAGCAGTCTGTTTGCGAGCCATAGACTTCCTTTTGGTAGGTACGTTAGGGTTTTCTTTGTGTTGTCTCATAATTTGTTCAGTACATGTGCCTTATGAATTTTGCAGCTGACCCATGAGTTATAATAGTTTTCCGATAATAAAGCATCTCTTATGAAAATCTCCTTTGTTTCTCTATATGAGCACTCTGACCTACTTTTACACAGGTACAGTATGGTGCGCTTAAAGTTTTCTTTACCTATCTTTTTAACATCGTCTTGCAATTCTTTAGACGAAGACCAATAGTCCGACCATCCAGAGGACAGTCGGACCTTTTTCTTTTTACCTTTGATTTGTTTCGTTCCGGCTCGAGTAAAGAATTTTTTACCCACATATTTGCGGCTGTCAATAAGATTTTCGATTTCGTATACGAATCCAAATGAATCACCAATATCTTCTTCTGTAAATTCTTTGTTATTATATAACCACATTAATCATCCTCATCCTGTAGCGTATCACTCTCTAGGAGTATATATTCACTACAGAATGGGCAATATATGGGGTCATCGTCACAAAGGTCTTCATTATATTTTAGTGTGAATTCTGATTCACAGTTATCACAAACGTGATGCAATGTTGCCATTAATCAGCCTTTCCGCATTTAGCTCTCTTTGCGTTAGTTAATGCACCAAAATCTACAGGCCATTCTTGTCCTGGTTGCAACTCAACTGCCCCAGCAGGGAAATGATATTGAACACCAGCAACTTGTTGAATTTGTGTAAGTGGTACACGGTACTTAGTCAAGTCATTACCTAGATTAGGATATGGCGCTGTATGAGAGAACATCCAACCAGCAACTTGTTTAGTTGTATTGTTAATCACAATCTTATAGTATGCATGTGGCACAATAACACCATTGCCGATAGTCTTGTCACCTTGACCATAGATTGCACCGACATAGATTGTGAATGGTTGATTTAATTGTACTGCCCATCCTCGTACTGAAGTCTCAAGTAATTTCCATATGCCACGATTTAAGGACCCAGCCTGTGGGTACATGTTGGTCATTAGAAATGATTCATACTCTACTTGAGCTGACCATGATAAGTCACCATCAGGTGCGGCATGACCCTTATCGTAACCTGTTGCTGCATAATCATCTGGTCTTGCACCACCTTGTACGCTTGCATCAGCGACAAACGCATTAGTGCGTGGGAAGCATCCTAATGCGTTTTGTGGGAGTAATGTGTATGAGACATAAACTGGAATCTTAACAGGTGCGTCATATGCAACAAAATAGGCCTCACGGCAGATTGGTGTTGCTGCTCGTACTGTCTGTGCAAACCCATATGGATTATGTACTGCACATTGTTGTGGTGGCAATGGTGCTCGTTGATCCCATGCAAATGCCTGTGTGGCAAATAGTGCCAATAAAACTAATAATTTTTTCATTTCTTATCTTTCTTTTTATACTGCAAATGATGAACCACAACCACACTTATTAGTTGCATTTGGATTATCAATTACAAAGTTTGAACCCATTAATTCTGATTTGAATTTGATTGTTGCGCCTTGTAGGTATTGCATACTCATTGCATCAACCAATACTTGTATTTTATCATTGATTGGAAATTCAAAGTCATCTTCATTCTTTTCCCAGTCCCATGTAAAACCATAAGAAAAACCAGAACAACCACCACCTTGTACAAAGACTCTCAACCCTTTAATACTGGGGTCGTTCTCATCTATGTATAAGTCCGTAATCTTATCTTTGGCGGTTGTATCTAGTGTTATCATTTTATTTCCAATATTTGGAATAATCTATATTAATCCAATGTTTATCATTATTACGATTCCAAAAATTCTTAATCAGATACCAAGCCATACCAAAGTATCCCATTCTTTGAAATCTTCGATTATCTTGACCAAAATAATGATTCACTAATTTGAATTTTTTCACATCATATTTTTTAGATAAGAAAAAATCTTCACTTGTTTGATATTTTTCTGAAAACCCATCAAATTCAAAAAATTTATCTCTACGGGTCAACATAAATGCACCAACGGCAAAAGGGACTTTATAACTCATAATCCTATTCACAAAATTGAATATCATAAACCCAATTTGTGCTCTTTTGTCGCCATCGTAACATTTTACATATGCACCAACCAGGTGCAAATCATTTGATTCTAATTCTTTAACTGAATCCGATATGATTGTATCGGAAAAGAATCTCACATCACTATCTATGAACAGTATATATGGTGTTGTTGCAAGTTTAGCACCACTATTCTTTGCAAATGAAACTGTGCCACCATCGATAATTTCAACATTCAAATCACCTTTCATTACTTGAATAACTTCTCTTGTATTGTCTGTAGAACAATCCGCAATGATGATTCTAGTATTTCCTATTTCTTGCTGTCGTAGGTGCATTAACAAGTGAGCAATATAATTTTCCTCATTCTTACAAGGCACTACGATTGTAATTTTATTCTCTAAATCTTTTGACATTTACCAACCACCTTAAATTTATCAAATTTTAACCAATATGTCATTGATTGTAACGATTGTTCGCATTGTTGTTGTGTTTGAAATTCTAAAGTTATTTTACCTGGTACATCATTTGGATTGTTGATATGCACTGCTATCAGTATCATTAACCACATCATCTTTCTCCTTGGTCCATGTAATTATCTCCCATTTACCATCGTGATGCTCTACTAATGCTGTACAACTCTCAACCCAATCACCATCATTCGTATAGACAACACCATCTATATTTTTAATCTCTGCGTGGTGTATGTGGCCGCATATCACACCATCATAACCACGTTTCTTACAATATGCTGCAAGGTTCTTTTCAAAATGAAATATGAAGTCTACTGCTTTCTTTACTCTTGATTTGAGATATTGACTAAGACTAAAATACCTAAAACCAAAACGATGCAGAAACCAATTGAGTTTACTATTAAGCGCCAGAATGAAGTCATACGCCTTATCTCCTAAAAATGCCAACCAAGGAGCTAATCTTGTAATGCCATCAAACAGGTCACCATGTGTGACCAGATAATGTTTACCATCAGCGCCTATATGTTCTATTTGATTATGTATCTCTACTGTGCCAAAACTGAAACCATAGGGTATCATTGGTCTTAGAAATTCATCATGGTTACCAGCCACATAGATTACTCTTGTTCCTCTTTTTGCATGACCAAGTACACGGCGCACAACATTTGTATGGCTTTGTTTCCATCGCCATTTGTTTTGTTGTATGCGCCATGCATCAATTATATCTCCAACAAGATATAGTGTGTCACATGAATTATGTTTCAGAAAGTTATTTAACTTATCTGCTTGACAATCTTTTGTCCCAAGGTGTACATCGCTAATAAAAATACTGCGATAGGTTTTTTTCATTTAATTGGCCAATGTTTATTGAATTTCTCAAAGTAGAACATCAATTCTTCTTTATCGTCATCATAATATTCACCAACATAATCTGATTTTACTTTACTGTGTATGTTTTCACACATGGCAACTAATGTAATATCGGTTCTTTTGTAATCCCATTTGTATAATACATCGAGCATCCATTTCCAATTACCACCACGAATGATACCCGCTTCGACTAATACAAGATTACGATAAGGGCGAATATCTCCAGATTGCATGACCATTTTGTTGATATAGGGTTCTGGTGATTCATCTGGATAAGTTACATCAACCGGAATGATATGTAACATTTCACCTTTGCGAGACCAAGAATGTGCAAGGTGCATAGCAACTGTCGCTGAGTAATCAGGTGATGCCATAATCACAGCAGTGGTACTAGGGTCAAAGTCTGAGCTATCAACGATTGTTTCCAACCGTTGTATCAACTCCCATTCTTTCTCTCTTGTGATAAATTTGAGAGGTCTACGATTCATTATGCGGCCTTCGCCCAAACATCATCTCCCCAATCACCAGACAATGCACCCTTGGCATAATCTGTGACTCTATTCTCAAAGAAGTTACCGTGAATTGGTGCATTAATCATCTCCTCAACCCATGGCAGAGGATTCTTCTTTACTTTAAAAATGCCTTTAAGACCAAGAGATATAAGACGCCTGTCAGCAATATAGCGAATGTACTTCTTAACATCTTCACTAGATAGACCGTCCATAGCGCCCATAGAAAAGGCGAGGTCAATAAACGTATCTTCAAGTTCGACCATTCTCTCTGCAATAGAGTAAATGCGGCCTTTAAGGTCATCGTTCCATATCTCTTTGTTTTCCTCTATGTATGTTCGGAATAACTTAATCATATTCTCAGCGTGTAGTGTTTCATCTACGATAGACCAAGTTACAATCTGCCCCATGCCCTTCATTTTACCTGTGCGTGGGAAGTTTAACAACATAATGAAAGAGGAGAATAACTGCATCCCTTCAGTAAATGCACTGAACACGGCGATATGGGTTGCAGTATTCTCTTTAGTTGTATTCTGACCTGAAATGTCCATAACATATTCGTGTTTGGCTTTCATCGCCTCATATTCTAAGAATTGATTGTATGTAGTCTCAGGCAGACCTAGTGTTTCAATAAGGTGACTGTATGCGGCAATATGCAATGCTTCACGAGCTGCAAAACCCAACAACATCATACGAACCTCTGGTTGAGGGAAGTATGGCAGATAGTTTGTTACATAACCACCTGCAACATCAATATCACCTTGCGTAAAGAATCTAAAGATATGCGTTAGAAATTGCTTTTCTTCTTTAGATAACTTATTCTTCCAATCTTTAACATCTTCTGCCATTGGCACCTCTGTGTGTAACCAATGTGACTGCTCATGTTTCAACCATGCGTCATATGCCCATGGATAGTTGAATGGCTTGAAACTTGTTCGTTCTTCTGTTAGATTGCTTTTTATTTTACTCATTGATCCACTCTCTCAAATCATTCTCAGGTTTAACACCAACCAATCTTTTTATCTCAGTGTTACCATCTAGCATAACCAATGTTGGTACACCACGAATACCATACTCTGTGGCAATTTCTGGAAGTACGTCAATATCAACAACTTCAATAGGAACATTTGTTTCAATATTCGCTAGTGTCATTGCTAAACCTTTACATGGACCACACCATGATGCTGTAAATCTTAATATCTTTTTCATTTTTCTTCTTTCTTTTCTATAGGAGGAGGGAAATACGGTTCAATCACATAGTGATTTGCACCCCACCATCCAAACGCTGTTACAAATCCATATAATAGTAACTCAAATAACATACTATCTCTCCATTAATTCATTTACAAACTCTAATAATAGTTTGTGTTGTGACCCCTTATGATACTTACCTTTCATCCAAGAATAACTATCATACCAAAACTTCTCACTCTCTGGATGACAACCAATTAGGCCTATTCTGTTTTGTATGATGGCCATGTTGTCACCATTACTGTATGTGGCTATAGTTTCATAGGGTGAGTTTTCATCACCAACTAAAGCACAACCATCATAGAAGAACATATCTATCGGTTGATTCTTCCACATAACAGGCATATTCTTTGCATGTGGTCTTCGTGTGCATGTATTAGGTTGTCTAATATACTGCACCGCATCAACTTTGTCAAGTATGCTAAAGTAATTTTTGCCTGCCCAATAAGCACCCATGCAAATGCCAAGATACTTACCACCTCTTGTCACAAAATCAACGACAACATCTTTATTGTTTTTCAGTACGGTGTCATATGAATCTGAATCACCAAAACCACCAGGAAAAATAACCATATCGACACCATCAAAGAACCCTTCTTCAACCTCATTCTTTGAAAACAGTTTGAAGTTGTAGTGCCCTGATAATGCCTTCATTACACCATTAGTTGATTGTACGGAACATTTCGGGTCGCATACAAATAAGGCTATAGTTTTCATTTTTTGAGTTTGATACCAATATAAGTTCCTAACCATGCACCAACTATTGCAGGTAATAATAACCAGTGGTCACTTGTATAACCAATGACCAACATACTTGCAATTACATAAACAACAACTGCCCAATTAGCGGATGCAAGAGCATTTCTGTCTTGCACCGCACCCAAATAATATGTATAGAATATGTCCGTAAAGAACATTCCGAAGAATGCTGCAAAGTACGGCCAATATTCTATCATCCCTCACACGCTAAACAAACTTCCTCACTTGCAAGTTGTTTCATATCAATTTCTTCAATTACATTACGTTCAATTCGTTTAGATACTTTGTCAGCCTTTGCCAACTTTTCACTACGACAATAATACATTGTTTTGAGTCCTTGTTTCCATGCCTGAAAGTGTACTGCATGGAGATATTTGACGTTTACATCTGGTCTAAAGAATACATTCAATGACTGTGCCTGGTCGATATACTCTTGTCTATCAGCCGCATGTTGAATGACCCATCGTTGGTCAATCTCCATACCAGTTTTGAATACATCTTTTTGCCACTCATCAAGTATATCTAAATGTTGGCATGAACCATCGTTAGCAATGATTGATGACCAAACATCATTATATTCTGTTTCAGTTTTTGTAAGGTCTCTAATGATTTTATCCAAATGCTTATTCTTATTCAAAAACGCACCACTCAACGTGTCTTGTCTGTAAGCATTTGCTCTATACGGTTCAATGGAAGGAGAAGTATTACCCATAATAATAGAACTTGAAGCATTAGGAGCAATGGCGAGCATATGACTAAAACGCTTCCCAGTACCACTAGCGTCAGGCGCTTCACCACGTTCAGAACCCAATTGTAAATTCGCTTCATCTAGTTTACCTCTAATGTGTTGGAATATTTGTTTATTTTTTCCTACAGCCAGTGCTGATTCCCATGGTGTATTATTTTTTTGCAAATAGGCGTGCCATCCAAGAGCGCCGATACCGATGCTTCTTTCACGCATGGCTGAGTATTTTGCACGCTGAACGGCGGCAGGCGCATTATCAATAAAATACTGAAGAACATTATCAAGCATTTCTGCAATATCACGAAGGAAATTAGGATCCGTTCTCCACTCATCATAGTACTCCAAGTTAACAGAAGATAAACAACAAACTGCCGTGCGGTCTTTGTCTGTTGGTAAAATAATTTCACTACACAAATTTGATTGTTTGATTGATAGGCCTAGTTTCTTTTGAAACTCTGGCATCATACGATTACTTGTATCAATGAAGTGTAGATATGGTTCACCTGTTTGCATACGCATTTCAAGTATGCGCTGCCACAATTCTCTTGCAGGTATGGTGTCTCTTACTTCACCATTGTGTGGGTCTTTTAGTTCCCATGTATCATCAAAATCAGGATCAAGCATACATTGTTCAATGATATGCATGAAGTCATCGGTGATATTAATACCATGATGTAAATTCAGGCAACGCATATTCTGGTCGCCTGTTGGTTTACGCATCTCTAAAAATATGAGAATATCAGGGTGACTAATGTCCAGATAAGCAGCATAAGACCCACGGCGAGTTCGGCCTTGTCTATAGGCGAGACTTGACGCATCATATGTACGAAGGTGAGGCATAACGCCAACAGATTTATCATCAGCAGAACGAATACCGATTCCAATTCCTACTCCTCCACCTAACATGGACAACCAATTTACTTCCGCCAAACAATCGACCAGACCTTCGGCAGAATCGTGAAGATAAGGTAAGAAGCATGATATAGGAAGGCCACGACTAGAACGCCCAAAGCTAAGAATGGGAGTAGAATAAGACAGCCAATGTTTACTGCTATATTCATAGAGTCTCTGCGAATGTTCCTCATTCGAGCCGAACGCCTTTGATACATATGCGAATCTTTCTTGTGGTGATATTTCATCGTCACGCATATAGGATTCTTTTAATCGCTTCAATCCTAATTCATCAAACAATTTGTCTCTTGTATAGTCTACCTTAATACCGTGAACAGTATCCATTAATTACTCCAACTTTATTATTATTCTGTAATAAATTCATTCACCATCGGAAATACTTTGGCGATTACTTCTGCACATTTGTGTGCAATCTCTCTGTGTTCTTTCTGTGTGCCGTTCGCTGACCTGAGTTGTATATAGTGAATCCATGACCTAACAGTTCCGTTCATGTACAATCTACTTACAGTATTGCCTTCTGGTAGAACCGCACGAGCTTGTTCTTTTGCGATACCATTTGCGATAGCCCAAGCATATGCGTTTTTTGCAGAGTTGATAACGAATTGTTGTTGTTCTTCCCAACGGCGTTGAAGCCCAATATCATCAATCTCAATACTATTTTGTCTGTTTTTTGTGTCTTGTAATCTTGCTTCTCTCAAAACAAAATCCAAATCTTGTGTCGGGTCAGCATAACGCTGACTGAATTCTTGAAAACTAAAACTGCGGTGTCGTAGAATTTGTCGTGCAATATCTCTTGTCGTTTCAATTTCTAAACACATACTGACCATCTCCAAAGGAGACCAATGCTGATTCTTCACCAAGTAGCGAATTAACTTCTCACTTGTGTCTTTGTTGCTCTGATTGCTCGGGTTTGATACCCTTGCACAGAACGCCACTAACTCTGTCATATTCTCTGCAAAATAAGATTCAGGTTGTGAATAACTAATCAATTCAATTTTCATACTATACTTTCTTCCAACTAATAAATTTCATCTGTGCTCTAAGACCAGAGAAGGTGTTACTACTTATAATACTCTCAATCTCTTCCACAGAGAATCCTGCCATCACCATCTCATTGATATCTTTTTGTTCTATCGTATCAGGCCAAATGACAACATTATAGTTTAACTTGATTGCATCTGACATTATCTTCACGATTTCTTTATTGCGTGGTTCATTATCAAAGATTAAAACTTTTTTTTCTGCATCAATTAATTTTGCAGTTTGAATCAGCGCACTATCACCTGAACCTACACAATTGGTGAGAAACATTGAATCAAGCGGTCCCTCCACAATCTTCACCAGTTCGTTAGTGTTTACTTTGTCCAGACCATAGATTAACTTCTCTTGTGAGTCAGTTGTTCTTACTGTGACATATCGTAATTTATAATCACTACTTTCCAATGCACGACCAGATACACCAATAAGTGTATTATACTTGTCATAGAAGGGAATTACAAGCCTTGCATCAGCAGTAATTTCTTTACCGTGATTTGGGACTAAGGCATCACAAAATTTCTTGTAGTTCGGTGTGAACAACAAGGTGTCTCTCATTGTAGACGAAAACTGTCTATTTGTGCAGTATGTTAGACAAAAATGTCCACTCGGCAGTTTGCTGACCCATTCTGCGTATTCAAAGTTTTTTTCTTTTGCAACTTTATCGAATCTTGGTGCTGGGATATCAAACGATGGTGCCTTGAAGTTTGAATGGCCCGATTCACCTGATTTATACCTCTCAAGTACATATTCTTTATGTAATGCTGGGTCAACTTGTTTAATGAGGTTACCAAGGTTTGTTCCTACTCCACAGTTGTGGCAATTGTAAAAGAGGTTAGTGCCTTTTTGAAACACATAACCTCTTGCTTTGCTTAAATTCTTCTTACTATCCCCACAGATGGGGCAGGAGAAGTTCCACAGGTAATCTTTCTTCTGCTTGAAGTTACGCAAGCGAGAAGAAATTAACCTGATATACTTAGATTCGACAGAAATTGACATAACATAATATAACACACCCTAAGGTGTTTGTCAAGTAAAAATTACAGTAAATGAAGAACTTTTAGGATAACATCCGCATGGCCAGTTGCCCAGCCAAATGTTGCCATGGCACCAGCTGCCCACCATATCCACTTATCTCTCTGTGATTTTAGTTCGGCAATTTCTTTTGCCAGAGCTTCATGTTGAGAACATGATGCATTATATATCTGTTCCAACTTCTCAGTCAAGCC